GATGTTCACATCATTCAATATATCTTTGAGAACTTCGAATGTCGACTTGATTGCCGACGCTTGTATTGTTACAAGTTTCATGGCTACATGGGAAGCGATTTAAGTCTTTATGTCATTAAACGCTTCACTGACACTGCGATTAATTCGCTCTTCGAGTTCTTTTGTCATTGCAGGTTGGAGAGAAACACCGTAGCTATCGAGACTGAAGGCATCGTCGTCACCGTCTTTCCCGTCGATTGAAGACATGTTTGATCCAAAGGCACCGAACTCGTGATGCGACAGATCATTGTTGGGGAGTAACGACATCAACCAATTCTTGATCTCTTTACCAACAAGTATCTTACCATTCTTTGTTAGCATGGTTGGTACACGACTTATACTCGACTTATGATTATAAGGTATTCCGTGAGTGTTTATGTTATGAAATGTAATAAGTTGTTTCAGTTGGGAATTGTTCTTCACATACTCAATTATATCGATACTGTGGGGACAATTTGGGCTATATACCAGAAGGGACATACTATAAATATATCATTTATTTCTGAAAATAAATTAACGCATATAGTAATAATGAACAGTGTATACATTCTCATCGCTCTGGTGATTGCCCTCGCCATCCTGTTTTTCCCAGGTAAGAAAAAGACCCAGCGTGAAAAGGAAGTCGAGAAAATGATGAACATTGAAAAGTATGTCGAAGAGACCGCCGAGATTAGCCATGACCTGATGAACGTGATCGTCATGGAGACGAACAAACACGTCACCGAGAAATACAAGAAACCCAGTTACATCATCGAAACGATTGCCGCAAAGAAATTTGTACACCCTGAAACGAAGGATTACTTTTACAGGTGTATGTTTATGGTAATGACAAAGACCGATTTCGTAGCTGGTTTCAGTGTAACGGTCGATATTCGAATCAAACCCAAGGTTGAAGTAATTGGGTCTACTAAACAACCAATCGATGTTGAACTCCCAGGTGATACTACCCCATACGAAGTGAGTGACGTTACGGGTAAAGATTTTTTCCAATATGAACTCGTAAAAAAGAAAGTCGTCCCTACCCTTGACGAGTTAGAAAAGGCAAAAATTAAAATACAGTAAATATAATGATCAATGTTTCAGAAATATTCAACATTGAATATAGTCGGAAGAATAACAAGAAAGAAATATATAAAAAGATTTTCGAACAGTTTTCCAGAAAGATAAGATGCACTGTTGAACTTGGTGGTAAAACTGTAATGTTACGTGTACCCTTTGTTGTCTTTGGTTATCCGACATTCGATCGATCACGTGCCTGTGTATATTTGAAAAGACAACTCGAACTAAGTGGATTCAGTGTACAAAGTATATCCACTATAGATCTATGCGTCACATGGTCCTCTCCTCGAAAAGATAAACCAGTCGAAGCACGTAATGATGACGATGGTATACCATCCTTTATAAATCTAAAAAAGATGGCGAACAAATATAGAAATGGTGCGTAGGACCGTTGATAATTTTTGTATCTTCCTTTAGTATAACATGTCAGAATCACTTGGCATCCTAGTAGAAGCAAAGAAAGAGTACCTCGGGCAGCTTTCTCTCGTCATGTACCCTTCTATGATCGAAGTTTTCTCTAAGATGTACGAGGAGGCGAATAAGCTCTCTAAGGGTCGCAAAGTTTTAATAATGTTCCAGAAACTACTCCAGGAAGTTAAAAATTGGAGTGACACTATGTCTAAATCTCATAGTGAGACTATCACGTCAAGGTGTGCGTGGTTCGGCGACCTCCTGGCTGCCGTATTCGTTAGTTGTGTAAAAATTCTATCCTCCGTCCGTCTCAGGGCAGAAAATAAGAAGATCTCTCTCAAGGTTCCTAGTAATGAAGTCTTCATTCAGACGTGTTACGAAAATATTGCGAAGGAATTGTACAAGGATCCTTATATTTTCCATGAAGAACAGTTAGAACACGTCCGTGACGAAATACTATTCGGTCGTATATCTATTGGCATCGAGGCCACTGTCAAACAATTGATTCCTGTGCAACAAATTTTACAGACATACATGTCTCAGTCAGATCGTAATATCAGTATAGGTGACGATGAACCATTAATGGATACAGAAGACCCCGATGTATATGATGACTCTACTTACCCAGAACCCGAACCCGAACCTGAAATGGAGCCAGAGGCACCACCCATCGTAGAGACTGAACCAGAGGCACCACCCGATTTCGATCCCACTACACAACCGAGTGGTCTCGCCAACGAATTCAAGACAATTCAGACCGTACGGTCCCCCGACCCAGGTCCAGAACTAGAACCAGCAGGCGAAGACGATGTTTTCTTCAGTGATGCCGCCGACGAGAGAACAAAAAATCCTCGGTATAATTAAATGGAACTCACAGACTATCTCCGGGACCCGATGTGGGCCGGTCTCATCGCGGCTCTCATCACCGCCGGCTACATTCACGCCAAGACTAGAATCAACAACGAAAGTACTTTACCCAACAGTGCATACGTGAAACCCGCTATACTTGTTGCTATCCTCGTATACTTCATAGTCGCAAATGGTGTCGCTCAGAGAGAGACTATATCTAGCGAACCCTTTTAAACTTAAAGATTAAGGTATACTAATTAATATAAAAATGACTGCTGTGACGGCTTTTAACGACATGATGGGTCAATTTCTTGTGGAATTGCATAAAACGTTTCCCGAAGAAAAGGGAATCAAGAAGTTCATGACATCTTTTGATCTGCTTAAATCCACCAACCCCCGTAAATGCGTCGAAGCGTATATGGGTGGCGTTGGTGCGTATGCCGAGAAAATCACGCGAAAAGATGACACATTCTTCACCGAGGACATTAAGGGTATTGAATTTCTACAGGATCTCAATATCGAAGAACACTGGAATGTGAATATGTCAGACGCCACCAAGGGTGCTGTCTGGCAATATCTCCAGACGCTTTACATGCTCGGAACTACAATCACTGCAATCCCCCAAGAGACATTGTCTGTCATCGAATCTGTCGCCAAGGACTGTGCCGAAAAAATGCAAAATGGCGACGGTCAAATCGACGAAAAAGCCCTCATGAGTATGTTTACTAGCATGATGAAAAAATAAACTCACTCTATATAAATGAAGGTTTGGTTCGACGACCCACAGGAACTCATCAATCGTGAAAAGGTCCTACAATTCTGGCCTACTAATAAACAGTCAGCGGAAGAACGTGTGAACGCAGCTTCACGTTTTATCATCTACGCTGCGTGCTTTATCTATTTAATTCGTCGAGATCCCAGGATCTTTGTATTAGCGGCGACCGTTATGGGTGTATTGTATGTAATGTACAACTCCGATATGGTAAAGGAGGGTACCGCCCGACCCACAGTAATGGAAGAAAATGGTTACTCTACGTGCCAAATGCCCACAGATGATAACCCGATGGGTAACATGCTATTGTCGGATTTTGTCGATAGACCTGACCGACCGTCTGCATGCCATCACTCATCGGTGCGGAACAATATTAGCGACTCCCTGGAAAATCGTACCAAGTATATGCCTGGTCGTTCCAGGACAGCTCTACCAAAATATCAAGCGAATGCCATGGCTAGGCAATTCGTCTCGAATCCTGTGACAAGTGCCATGGGTGACCAGACTGGATTTGCGGAATGGTGCTATGGGAAGAAGATGGCTCCCATGTGTAAATCAGACGGTACTCAATGTAACCCTGACGCACGTGGTGTCCAGTTGGAAGCTTTCGGTGGTTTGGATCCTAGCGGTGATAAAAGGTCTGGTATGCATAGAGGTTCTGGATTAAGGAGTGGACATTCAGCTTAATTTTCTCATGTAATAATAAATGGCGTACCAGCTCCAACCAGGACTTAACATCATCAATGGTGGTGGCGTCCCAGCCAACAGGGCGACCGATGACGTTTTCGTATACCCACAGCCAAGTGCACTAAACTACTGCTGTAACCCTTCAACTATGTTATATGGTACGGCTCCTTATATGGCGGGTAAAGGTTCACCAGCTCAACACATTGAAGTGAGTGATCAGCTCCGCCCTCAAGCGACTACACGTTTCAACAAGGTTCTCGTGAAGCCCCATGAAAGTGGGTTCTTCCCCCTGAATGATACAGTGTGTAAGGTGCCCCTGCGTACCCGATCCTACGAACCAATGAGTACCAGTGCGTATATCCAGAACAGTATGTTTAACCAAAGGTATTCACCACAATAAAAATATTATCAACAAGTAAGAATGGCAGATCCCGTGTCACTACTGGCCGTCGCTGGTCTCATCTACGCAGGGCGGAAGTTAAGTGAAGTTCCAGAGCAACCCAAAAAGGTTATGGTGAAAGAACCTGAATTATATGATACAGAATTCGAAGAGATTGAATTTACGGATCCATTCGCGGATAGAAAATCCGAAGTGGATTCCTTTTCAGTTGTTGCTCCACAGGGTCGGTCAAGTGGTCAAGAACTTCTCGATATGCGTGGGCGACTCTATGACGCAGGTCGTATGAATAATCTCTCCCCAGTCGAAAAGAAATTGGTCGGCCCAGGTTTAGGTATTGGTTCAGAGGTAGAATCGTATGGTGGGTACCAACAGGCGTTCCGTGTGAACCCCGTCAATACGGGTGCATACAGGCTTACCACTCTACCTGGTAGAGCAGGTCCAGCTGCCGATACTAAGGGTGGACGTCGTGCAGAAATTGGTAAGGTGAGTCATAACCGCCCCGAAAAGACGGCGTTCCTACCCGAACGTCGCCCACCCACACTTGGTCGTGCAACCGGACTGAATGCTGTAGTCCCACGTGCTTCCCACCAGAAAGCGATGCAGTCTACGAACCGTTCACAGACTGGGCATCGTGCCGATGGTCTCGAAAACGCACCCGGTAAGCGTTTCATCCCTGGGCAGACCTTGCCACAGGACCCCACCCGTAACAAGGGTGACATCCACGATAGTCAGTTTATGCATGTGAACAACCCATCACCCGGTATCGCGAGCTTTTACGGTGGTTACACGGTGGCACCAGCGGCTCGGATGGGTAACGAAGGAGCTAATGGTCAGGCTGGATACAGTGTCGAACAACAATTTGCTTTCGGTCTCCGTCCCGATGAACGTCGTGCCAAGCCTAACCGCATGGGTAACCCAGGCCGCATGAATGTACGTGAGAAACCCACAAACCAACATGGTGCCCTCACGACGATCCGCCACGATACGTCCCGCACCGATGGTCGCACTAATGGTGCGAATGGTGGATGGATGCAGCACTATAAGAAGAACCAGTATACGGAACTCAATCCTTACAAGGGTACCCTCAACCCTCATGCCGCGGGTAACCGCCTAGACTTAGCGAAAAACCAACTTGCGAACAATCCCTTCAGCAAGTCCATTAATTAAATAGAAACACCCATTAAAATTATATACGCAAATTTTAATGGAGGTCCATACCTTAGAAATTGATAGTAGTGAACGTGACTATTCGAAATACCCAGACCCGCACGACTATGTCATAGATTTGAAGAATGAAATTTATGATATTCAGAAGATTACCCTCTTATCCGCTCGTATTCCCAACAGTCAGACACTGATTCATGCTCATAATAATACGTTTAGTGTTGATAACACTACCATCAGTTTACCCAATCGCTCCTTCGCAAATGGTGATGACTTGGCATCTAATATTGCTGATCACGTCACCAATATCGACGTCACGTATGATTCCAATACGAATGCACTGACCTGGTTGAATAATGCAGGCACCGATAAGATACTTAAATTTGGGGACGGGACAAATGCTCGGTACGCATCGGGTACAGATGATACACTTTCCAATCTGATCACGTCGCATGATACGACACCTCATCAGATTTTTGGACTCCCCCCACAGAATATAACGATACCAGCTAGTGGTACATACACTGATGGGAGTATCAATCTCAAAGGACCTAACGCATTACTCTTACGATTGGGTGTAGGATCGGAGACCTTCAACAAGGATGTGTATGTACGTGAACCCTTTTACACCGGACAACTTCTATTAAATGGCGACTACGTCAACTACACGTCTACAGACGACCCAGTGGAGCATACATTCTTTTCGGGATCACATAAGATTTTGAAACAGTTACATGTTAACTTTTTTACGATGAGTCAGGGTCGACTCATTCCATACGATTTTAGAAATCAAGAACACATTTTGAAATTTAAAATTGAATGTAACACTGGAAAATTTAAAGCCATAGCGAAGCATACAGCTCCCGAAGTTGGGGTTTTACCACCGCCTATAAGCATCCCCGACTTTGAGGATCCGTATAGATGGAATCAACAATATGTATTGATTTCAGTCATACTTTTTTTTGGTGTATTCATCCTATTCATCACACGTAAGAGAACTTAACGAGTGACCGCGTACACAGTGGCGGAAGGCTTCTTCACCGAAGGGGAGAAGCGGGAGATCACGAGGTACACAACGACAGACAAAAGAGTCGTGAAGAGGGCGGTGAGACCATAATGGAGACCACCGTTCTTCTGGACACGGACGATCTGGTTGATAGCCCACCTAACAAGGTCGAGCCACGAGATGGCAGCCGCGAACGAGAAACCCGCGACGACGGAGTTCAAGGATTGAGCCTGAAGCTCTTGGGACAGAACCTGGACAGTTTCGAGAGCGGTGTTAGACATTTTATTATATAAGTAGAAAATTATTCCGGTAACAATTCGACTTCTATTAATATTTTTTTATATTTTTGATTGGAATAGCCCTTAGTCACCTGACACTTTTCGTCTGAGTCGGAATCGGAGTCCGAAGACGAATCTTCATCGATTATCTTAAATTCATTACTCGTCCATCCCACTGGGTCCATTACTATTAACAGCATTTTTTAACATCTCTTCTACCGGGCTTTGAGGAACCCATGTATCCCATTGGTCGTAGGCTTCGTTCACATGGATGAATTTTATGTCGGTTCCTGAATATCTTTCGAATATGGGGCAGTCTTCTGTGTCCACCTCTATAATGTCTTCGTCTGAACAATCCGAGTCTATCCTGTCGAAAATCTCTGGAAACATAGGACCTATAGTGAGTCCAACAGTATGCATGACACAGTATTTCATCGCATAATCCATATCTTCTGAGAGGAGTGTATCTCTTCCACATGCCTTAGAATATTCGGTTGCGAGTAAAGTACTTTTTTCTAGCACGGGTATCATGATGTTCGTCATCATTTCGATGTACCCTTCTGTGTCCATTATATATTGAATATACTATGCATCATACCTTTATGTAATCTAAGTACGTTATAACTTAAAGCATACACATTGAGTGTTCTGTCGTGTGTTGTATTTTCGGTGAGATGCGTCGTAATGAGTTGATTGTTTATGAGACTGAAATTGACTTGACCGGTTGGGTAATTCTGTTCTGGTTCACATGCGAAACTATAACTATAGAAACGTCTAATCAACGGTGTCTTAGAATGGTGTATAGCTGGTTGAATGGCTTTGAGAAAAATAAAATTTCCTGTATCTTTGTCTAGTATTGGTGTATCGTTTAAGGTTAATTCTAAACTTTTCAAGTTTTCGTAGAATATTAATCTATTTTCACTCACGAGTATATCATTATCGTAATCAAACGGTGATACAAAATCGTCATATCCTCTAAGATT